GTTCAACATAGATCTTTTGAATTTTTATATCTAAACAAATCATTTATACTTCCAATTGTCAAGAAGTTAAAATCTTGTTACACTCAGATTTTTAATCAACCTATAAATACAATTTTTATGAAATATTACAAAAATTATGAACAAATAAATATTTTACAACATTATTGGAATAAATTTCGTAATCCAGTTTGTTTATGTTTAGATATGAAAGCTTTTGATGGACATGTAACAACATCATTATTAGAAATTGAACAATCATTTTGGTTATCATTTTATACTGGAAACAATAAGAAAAATTTAGCAAAATTATTTGAATCACAGTTATTAAACAAAGGTACCACAAAGAATGGAATTAAATTCAAGAAATATGGTAGTAGAGTTTCTGGTGATTATACAACATCAGATGGAAATTCTTTAATTAATTATATGATGTTAAGATCATACTTAAATTATTTGAAAATTGATAAAGGTTATATCTTTGTCAATGGTGATGACAGTATGATAATAATAGAACAAGATAAAACACCAGAATTATCTACATTAGATTATTTCAATCAATTTGGTATGGAATGTGAATGTGATAGAATTGCTAATATTTTTGAACAAATTAATTTTTGTCAAGCAAATCCAGTAATTATTAATGGAAAATATAGATTTGTCAAAGAACCATTTCGAACTATGTCTAGGTGTACTGTTTGTCCAAGTCAATATTCAAAATCATTAGATAGATATTTAGCTGGCATAGGTTTATGTGAATTAGCATCAAATGTAGGTGTTCCTATTTTACAAGCATGGTCATTACGTCTACTTTTTGATTCCGGCTTTACAAAACCACTTGGTAGTATTGATAAAACATATTCTTTATACGTTGATGAAGAATTAATTAAAATCAATCCTATCAGTAATGAAACTAGACAATCATTCTTTAATGCTTTTAATATAACCATTAAAGAACAAATTGATTTAGAAGAGGTTATTTTAGCCGGACAATCAACAAGAAACCCAAAGCTTGTTAATTTTATAGAAAAATATAATAAATTTCACAAACATTAAATATGAACAGTTCAAAACCTAGACTTTTAACAAAATTAAAAGTAAGAAAAATTAATCAAAATAAAAATAATAAAAATAAAAATATGATAAATCCATTAGCACAATGTGTTTTTCATCCTTTTGATGGACCAAATCATAAATTAAC